TTAAAGCAACTAGCAGAATATGGGCAGGACTAAACATTATACATTTTGAGCGATAAAGCGCTCTTTATCTATATCAATTATTTGCATATCACCGCAAAGTTCCTCAAATGTATAATCGCATCTGTTTTGCTCATTATAATCTTCTAGATTATCATATTCGCTATATTCAGACCTAATCGCTACAGCGTCAAAGTCTTCTTCAATGCCTGTGTCTGCTTCTTGACTAATTAAAAAAGCATATAAGCACTTAGCCCCATGATAACTAAAACCATTATCCTCTTTGCTCATTTCATCAACAAACATATATTCTTCAAAGTTTTGTTTCATTGTACTTCTCCATTATTTAAAGAAGTATAAATAAAACTATCGTAATCAAGCGGTCTATTATATATGCCTAATAAAAACTTATGCCTGTATTTAGAAGTGGTTTTGCTATAATTGTAGTAATCTTTGTCTAGTAAAGTTTCTACAGCGTCAGCGCCTAAATCATCATATATTACTTTGGCAATCAAAGTTTCATAGCTTTGAAAATATTCAACTTTGTTTCCCTCTTTTGTTTTAGTAGTGATTATGAACTGATTAGGAACTTTGTTTCCCTTATCGCTCATCATGTTTCTTACTTTCATTATTAATCCTCCTATTAATAAATCGTTATTTAATAACTAGATTGTAGTTAATACGAGATTAAATGCAAGAAAAAAAATAGATACACTAGATGTAAGACGCAAGCGCAAATAAATAAATTTAGTCTTATATATTGTAACCCAATGGATATAGTATCTAGTGCGCTCAATATATCCAATGACTTAGATAATAAATAATTACAGAATTACAGAACCAAAAAACTATCATAATTTAGAGCCAAAAATTAGCCTGTCTGGTATTATACTACCCCCACCCATAATGAGTTTTTGGCGGTATACCTAGGTTTGAGGGGGGAATTTTTCCAGAAGCCTTATCGTATACCCCTTCAGATTTTTTGGTTAAATTATTTGGCTAGGCTACAGGTATTACTTTGCAAACATGACCCATCATTATAGCCCCTTTAAACAGGGTATAAGGTAGTTCATAAGTTATAAGACCTTCAGTAGTCATAAAATCTATAAGGTCTTGGCAGTTCCCCTTACTTGAATCTATTGTAAACTTGTAGCTACCTAAAGTAGTATAAATGATTAATAAAAAGCTCATATATTCTCTATCCCACTAAATTCTAATACATGGCCCATGAAGGACCTAAAGTTGCTCTGTATGAAGACCTTAGAGCTAATAACAGGTATTCTATTCTTAACGTATAAAGGCTTCCTTCTAGTAATCCTTACTTTAGGTTTCTTATACTTAGATAAGTAAATGTTATTATCATCTTTAGACATCTATTAGTCTCCTATAGTTACTCTTAAATATTTAACTTAATTATATACCCACCCCTAATAGGGGAACTTAAATCAAAAAGGTTTAATCCAAGTATTCGGCAGGGGCTTAGAGCCGATAGCGTGTTCAAGAAATTTATCTAACTCGACCTTCATTAAATCTTGTTTCCTGTCTTTCATAGCTTTGTCTACATCTCTAGCCATTTGCTCGACCCAGTAGGCTACAGCCATTGACAAGACATCCAATCTATCGTCTTGAGCTAAAGCTCCTCTGTCAGTTGTTATTCGGCTCATCTGGTAGAATAGTTGATACTTGAGCGCTGTCTCTGGTGTATGGTCTTGTGTGCTATTATAGTCCTTATGGATAACCTTTTGGTCTACTATAAGCCTATGTTGGTTCATTACAGGCTCTAATGTATCTATAATACGTCTTTCCTTTTGTGTAGAGTGTCTTACTTCCTCTATAGTTACTCTATGAGTTTTGATAAAGAAGGGAGTAATCATCTTAGTAAACATCCCGTCTCCGAAGTTACTCTCAATTAAGACTAAGTTTACTTTTTCAGCTTTGCCTATGTCTGCTAGCTTCTGTAAGGTTTTATCATCATAGCCACCTTTAAGTCCTCCTGCGTCTGTAACGAATAGCTGTCCGTTTAGCATCTTTACAATACAATAAGCAGTCTCATCTTTACCTCGACCAGAAGGGTCAATTGCCATGACACTACCAGTATAATTAACCCAGTCTCCTTGTAGTTGCATGGGTCTATAATAAGCATCACCATTTAGACCTACGCAGGGTACGTCTTCAATCTTTAAGTCTGGTGATGAAGCCCAGATAACTTTCTCCGGAGCTTTCTCTGGGTTTAAGCTCATAATAACTAGGTCTGAAAGCTTTAATGGGTATTTATCCATGTCAGACAATCGAGTATCTAACATAAACTGCATGGCAAAACCAGAACGACCATAAGAAGCTTCTCGCTCTGCTAGGTCTTCATCAGTAAATCTTTCTGGGTCTGTAGATTTACCCTCTAGGGTTTTGTCTTCTATTATTTGGTCCTTAATGTCTTCAGCTAAGTTATTAGACAATGACTTTAGCTGTTTCTCATTAGGGTATCGAGCAGTCCAAATCTTGAGCTTGTAGCCTCGTTCCGTTAAAGCATTATACAAGCTCTGTTCTGTTTGAGGTGTCCCCAGAAACAGAATACGACCTTTAGGCTTAATTATCGCTTCGAACTCTTTGACACTTTCAGATAACTTATCTCTCATTCCTTGGGTCATAGAGTTATTCGGAACCTCGACATCATCGGCTACTATTAGGTCGGCTCGACTACCTGCAAGCTGTCCTGTAATACCTAAAGATTTAACTGAAGGTTGATGACTGGCTCTGGCAGGTTTTACGTCAAAACTTATCTTAGATTGCCTCTGCGACTCACTAGGGGCGAGATGCTGTAGTATGGGCATCTCACTAATAAGTCTAAGAGTAAATGTTGAGAAATCATCGGCTCTCGATTTACTCGCAGAGACAACTAAAATATTAATCTGGGGATTTAAAAGCAGTTGATGACAAACATACGCAGAAGTAATCCAAGATTTTCCTACTCCTCGAAAGGCTTCAACAATGCTTCTTTGGTCTCCAGATTGAATAAAATTAGCAATATCATATTGTATTCTGCTAGGTCTAGGTAACTTTAGATGCTTCCAACAAATATACAGGAAGTTTCTAAAGTCCTTAATTTTTTCATCCATTAATCAATAATTTTTTTGATTTTCAATCGGCAATTATTTGATACGCAGTCTTCGTAAAGTTCAGCCTTTACTTCTTTACATTGTATCGTTATTCCTTTTTGGTCTTCTCCTATCTGTCTTGATACTATTCTTTTTTGCTCTAAGCAATTTGACATTCCTTCAGTTGGAACGTACTCAATAACATTTCCGTTACTTATCATTAAAATTGCAAACACAACTTCAATCATTAATTCCTCGCTTCTAAATCTATAATACGCTCTTCGTGAAACTGTAGCGTCATATCGTTTTTCTTAATATTTGGTATTTCTTCTTCTACTTTTTCTTTTAACTTTTCTTGATTAGATGATAAAAACTCCAACAACATAAATTGCTCATTGTCTATTGGTTTTTGTGTGCTAGCTTCAAGTAAATCTTGTTGCATTAGTTTTATTTCTGTTTCAATAATATTTAATCTTTCTATAACTGAAAATCCGAACCACGCAGAACTAAGCGCAAGCATTATAACTCCCACCATGTTCTTGATTGGCATAGAAAGTTCAGTTTTATCGGATAAACTAATTGGTTGCTGTTTCATCTAAATCAAAAGGTAATTCGTCTACAAGGTTTTTTAGAGCGGAGTCCTCTACTGGTAGACCTTCAATGCCATTATCTTTTAAAAATTGTCTAGCTACGTTTAAATCAGAAGCTTTTACGCTAGGGTCTTTTACTCTATCTAATAATGTTTCAGCTAACTTTGTATGTAGCTCATCCATTAACTTCTCGGTTGTATTTTTCATGTACTAAGATTTTTTAGAAGGAAAGCCTTTTTTCATATTTGAATAAGCTTTAGCTGTTACTGTAGAATTTTTCTTACTTCTCGAAATTCCAAGTTTTTTGCGTGCATTAATATTTCTATAAAGAGACATAATTATTGCGCCTTTTCTTTGTTGAATTGTTTTAAAAATTGAGCATGATTAGGGTGAGTTTGAGCTACAGCTTTATTTCCGCTTGTATAAATCTTTTTCCACCCATTATATTCGGCTCTTTGAGTAGTTTTGTTTGTCATTAGTTCTCCTGTTTTAAAATAAAGCTTCTCTTACAATTAAAACTAATTGTGTAAAAAGCATAAAACCGACTCCGTATAGAACTCGGTTAATAGTTTGAATACTGTTCTGGATATGAGCTAAATGATTGGTCTCGATTGTCTTAATAGACTGTTCAATTAATCGTATATCACCATGTATCTTTTCGATTTCAACATTTAGCTCATCAACATTTTTCATCCTTCTTGCTCTTTAGTCTCTACTTTTTCGTCTTCTTCTTTAGGTAGAGCTTCCTTTAGTTTTTTAGTCCAATGTTCAGCAAGTACATTTAAGTTTTCAAATTCAAAAGTTAATTCGCCTTTACGTTTTGCTATGTTTTGAAGTTGTGCAAACATAAACTGCCCTTCTTGAGACAATTTAGTTTCATCGTATTCTTTATCATCTAGTGTAAACATTACCACTCCTTGGTTTTTGACGTTACTTCTGGGTTTTTCTGCGCTTCGATTTGTGCGTCTAAATTTGCTTTCATTTCATCTTCAGTTTGGTCTGAATGTTCAATGACGCAAGCTTTAGCTTCGTCTTTAGTTATTGTATCAAAGTCTTGGTCGCTAGTATTTGAGTCAGAGCCATACATTCCTGCACTATATTCTCCGTCTACTGCGTCAAGTCTCCAATGTATAACTTTGACTTTATTGTCTGCATCGACTTCAAAGTTTGGAAATGACCATGTGTATTCTATTGCCATTCGTTTTCTCCTTGTTTTTGGGGGTTTATTAGTACTCTAAAAGAGGTACTTAATTATTTATAATGTTTCAGATGCTAACTTTTCAGTCCAAGCATCTTTAACAGCATCAGTCCATACAGCGTTTGCTATTGCTTGTACTTCTTCGGATTCAGAAGATATATCCATATCTGGGTTTAAAACATAACGATTAGTATAGCTTTGACTAATAACTACATCATCTTCTTTAATAGTAGTTTGTACTCTTACTTGAATATTTTTATAGTCAGTTACTATTTCAATCTTATCGTTTTTTACTTCTTTTGTTATTGTCATTGTTTTCTCCTTATAAAATCTTTATGAAACTATGTAAGTTAAATTAACATGGAATTGAAAGTTAGTGTCAACTTCATCATGTCCTATATAATTAGTAAGACCATCATCGCCTATAGCATAAAAATAAGCATAAGAACCAGGCTGTACAAATAAAAACTTTTGTCCAGAAATAGTATTGCCATTATTTGACAAACCCATAGCATAAACTGAATAATCCGTATCATCTGTTAATGATGGGGCTGTAAATGGTAAAGATAATCTTAAAGTTCCATTAACAGAAGATTTACTTGTAACCGCTAACATTCCTTGAAGAGTTACTTTCCTACCAATTTTTGTGTATTGTAATGTATTACTTCCTGTAGATAACCCGTATGACCCGCCATTTTCATCA